TGAACGCGCTGCGCGATGAGTTCGCGTTACCCGCGTTCCAGGACTTCGTGCCGAGTTTTCTTGAAGGGGTGCCGCTCCCCGCCGCTGACCCGGACGCCCCCCTGGCCGAGGGCGATGTGAGCTTGTCCGCCTTTGAAGTCGAACCACCGGACGGAGTGTGATGGCATGCAGGCAGGCGCGCTCAATGAGCAGATGACGGTCTGGGCGCAGGCGTGGCGTGATGCGCCGCATGGGCACAAGTCCACGGTGATGCAGCAGGCCGCAGCGGCATTGCGCAAATCGGTGCCAACGCTGCACCGCACGTTCAAATCGCTGGTTGCGCTCCACGCGCCGCGCAAACGGCGCAGTGATGCGGGCAAAACGGCGTTGACCCGTGAAGAGGCGCTGGACATTGCCACCACCTTGCACTGGCACCGGCGCAATGCGGGCCAGAAGGCGATGTTGAGCATGCGCCAGACACTGGCGGTGTTGCGTGACAACGGGAGCATCCGCGCCGAGCGGATTGATCTGGAGACGGGCGAGGTCACCTTGCTGTCTGAATCCACCATCTGGCGGGCGCTCAAACTGTACAACCTGCACCACGAGCAACTCTCGCAGCCCGCGCCGGTGATGCCGTTGCGCAGCCTGCACCCGAACCACCTGTGGCAGATCGATGCCAGCCGCTGCGTGCTGTATTACCTGCCTTCCGCCGCCGCCAGGGCGCGCGGGGAATCGGGGCTGCGCATCCAGCGCGTCAAACCGGGCGGGCTGGAGCCGATGGACATTGAGGCATTCAACAAGAACAAGCCCGCCAACCTGATGAAGGCGATGAATGCGGCGCTGTGGCGCTATGTGATTACCGACCACGCCAGTGGCTGGGTGTATACCCACTATGTGACTGGCGGGGAAACCTCGGCCAATGTGATTGAGGCGTTTGTGGGTGCGATGACCCGGCGTGCCGGGCAGGCGCTGCACGGGGTGCCGAAGATGGTGATGCTGGATCCGGGCGGTGCGAACGTGAGTGCGGCGTTCGTCAACGTATGCCATGCGCTGGGTGTGGTGTTGCAGATCAACGCCAAGGGCAACCCGCGCGGCAAGGGGCAGGTGGAAAAGGGGCAGGATATTGTCGAGCGCCAGTTTGAAAGCCGCCTGCGCACGGTACCCAGGCACGCGGTGTCCACGCTGGCGCAGATCAATGCGCTGGCGACGCGCTGGATGCGCGCGTTCAACGCCACGGCGATTCACAGCCGCCACGGCATGACGCGGGATGCGGTGTGGCTGAAGATCAAGCCCGAGCAATTGATCGCCGCGCCCGATGCCGCGCTGCTGTGGCAACTGGCGGCGAGCAAGCCTGAGGCGCGCAAGGTCAACCCGGATTTGACGGTCAGTTTTGGCGGTAAGGACTGGCTGGTGAAGGATGTTCCCGGCGTGCTGGTGGGACAGACCTTGCTGGTCTGCCGCAATGCGTTTGATGCGGGCAGCGTGCAGGCGCTGGGGGCGTTTGAAAACGGCGTGCAGACCTTCCATATCCTGCGCGAGTGCCTGTATAACGAGTTCGGCCAGCGACTGGATGCGCCGGTGGTCGGTGAATCGTATAAACGCCATGCCGATACCCCGGTGCAGACCAATTTGAAGGCGATGGAGCGCCGGGCAATGGATGCGGCCACGGATGAGGAAGCGGCGCACAAACGCAAGGCCGGTGCGCCGTTCATGGGCGGGCGGTTTGACCCGTTCGCGGATATTGCGCGGATTGAGGCCAGGCTGCCGGTACCGTTGCCACGGCGCGGGCAGGAACACGGGCTGGATGCCATGCAGCCGCCTGCGCTGGCCGACGTGCTGTTGCCGCACATTGTGGCCGCCAAACGCCTGCGCGGGCAGTTCCCGGATTGGGGCGGGGGGCATTACCGGCAGATGCAGTCGCTGTATCCCGATGGTGTGCCGGAATCGGCGCTTCACGATGCCGCCGCCGCGATTGCCGCTGCGATGCAGCCGGTTGATTTTCCCGCTGCTGGCAACCGGCCCCCGCGTTTGCGGGCGGTGGGTTAGGAGGGCGTCCCGATGCTGCGTTTGAAATCCCTTTTATCCACGCTGAACGTGCCGCAGGCGCGATTGGCGCACGCCGTGGGCATCAGCGCGGCGAGCCTGGCGCAGATCGTCAATCACCAGCGCTGGCCCAAAACCCCGGATGAAGCCGCATTGCGCGCCCGGATTACCGATTTTTTGACCGACCACGGGGCGCGGACGGGAGCCATTGCCCGCGCCTTCGAGATTGCCCCTTCCACCGATGAGGAGACTGTGATGCTGTTACGCAAACAAACGTTATCGCCTGCCGCGCGGGCGCACTTCAAGCTGCTGCGCAATCCCTTTGATGAGGTTGCGAACGCTACCGAGGTCTGGCAGAACGAGACCATCCGCTTTACCCGCGCGGCGATGCTGGATGCGGCCAAGCGCGGCGGGTTTATGGCGGTGATCGGCGAATCGGGTTCCGGCAAATCGACGCTGCGCCGGGATTTGATCGAGCGCATTGCCCAGGACGGCGAGCCGGTGCGGATTATCCAGCCGTATTCGGTATTGGGCATGGATGACAGGAGCGAGCGCGGCAACGTGATGCGCGCGACCCACATTGCCGAGGCGATTCTGGCCGAGATTGCCCCGCAGATGCGGGTGCCGTCTTCGCTCGCACCAGTCCGGCAACCGGCATGTGCTCATCATTGAAGAGGCGCACGCGCTGCCGATTGCAACGCTCAAGCACTTAAAACGCTTCACGGAACTGGAAGTGGGCTTTACCAAGCTCTTGTCGATTCTGCTGATCGGCCAGCCGGAACTGGCCGAGAAGTTATCCGAGCAAAACGCCGCCGTGCGCGAAGTGGTGCAGCGCTGCGAGGTCATGACTTTACCGGCACTTGGCGGGCAATTGGGCGATTACCTGGCCTTCCGCTTCAAAGGCGCGGGCGTGGAACTGGGGCGGGTGCTGGACGCCAGCGCCGTGCATGCCATTCACACGCGATTGGCACCGCCCGTCCCGCGCGGGCATACCGCGCACACGCTGCTGTACCCGCTGGCAGTGCACAACCTCACCACCGCCGCGCTGAACTTGGCGGCGCAACACGGCGCGCCAATGGTGACCGCCGACATCATCCACGACGTTTGATAAGGAGACGTGCCATGTTGCAAGAATTACCCGCGCCCTTCCGCGTGCCCGCCGAGCGGCAGCGCTGGATTGACCTTCGCAATGCCGAGCGCCTGGCGGCCTACCAGCAAAAACTGCGCGTCTGGCGTGAGCAGCACCCGGAAGATTACTGGGTGCGCCTGCGCCGGGGGCTGACAGTGCGCTGGAAATGGCAGCGGTTATGGGAGCGCCAGGACCGCGCAGCGCGGCAGGATGTGGCGTTGTTCTTGCGCCGGGCCTCCGAGCACCCCGCCTTCGGAGCCGGTGTATGAAAACCCGCTGCCCGTCGTGCGGAGCCACGGTGTCGCTGGATGCGCTGATTGCGCATGAGGGCGCACGTGATGCGCTCATGGCCGCATTCCGCCTGTCCGGCCCCTTGGGCGCGGCGCTGGTGCGCTATCTCGCCCTGTTCCGCCCGGACACCCGCGAGCTGTCGATGGATCGGGTGGGAAAACTCCTGGGCGAGTTGGTGCCGGATATCCAATCGGGCCGCATTGTCCGTAGCGGGCAGGTCTTCGATGCGCCACCGGAGGCGTGGATATGGGCGGTTGAACAGGCACTGATCGCACGCGAGACCGGACGGCTCAAGACGCCATTGAAGAGCCACGGCTGGCTACATGAAGTGATCGGCAGCTACCGGCCTGCGGCGGTGCACATCGTCCATGACGCGCTGCCGGGCGTGCGCCAGGCACCGGCCTCCAAAACCCTGGGCGCACTGAAGGCGTTGGAGGATTTCAAGCGTGGCTCCTGACTGGTTCCGGGCGGTGATCGCTAGCGGCCTGCAAAAACTGCTGGCGCTGCGCCTTGCGGGCACACCCCCCGAAGACGCCATTGTCGGCACGGCGGCGGTGTGGCTGGACGCCATCTGGAGCACCGGCCTGCAATGGGATGAAGCATTGGATCGGCAGCGCATGGAGCGCGCCTTTATCGCTCTGGCGCGCACCTGCGAGCGCTGGCCTTCGCCCAAAACCTACCTCGACCACCTGGGCAGCCGCCCGCCGCAGCGGAAGCTTCCGCCGCCACCTCTCTCTCCCGAACAGTGCGCCAAAAACCGCGCCCGCCTGCGTGCCATCGTCGATGGCCTCACCCACCCCAAAACCTAAGGAATCACCACATGGCCGCCAAGACCAAAAAAACCACCAAAGCCACCGCCGCGCACTGGGTCTGCCAGAGCAAAGACATGACGATGGACGCCATCCGCGCCCTGGGCGACACCCAGCGCGAGCTCGTGCGCATCGAGACCGACATCAATGACCAGATCGCCGCCATCACCGCTGCTCGAAAAGATGAGGTCGAGGCGCTCACCGCCCGCGCCGAACGCTTGCAGGCGGGCATCCAGACCTGGTGCGAAGCGCACCGTGCCGAGCTGCTCGCGGGCGGCGGCAAAGAGGCCAACCTTATCACCGGGCTTGTGCGGTGGCGGCAGCGCCCGCCGAGTGTGAGCATTCGTTCGGCGCAGAAGGTTATCGATGCCCTGCGCGCATTGGGCCTGTCGCGCTTTATCCGCAGTAAAGACGAACCCAACAAAGAAGCCATGCTCGCCGAGCCTGCCGCCGTTTCCGGCATCGCGGGCATCAGGATTGTGACCGGCGTCGAGGACTTCGTGATCGAACCGTTTGAAGTGGAGGTGGTGTCATGACGCGCGCCCGCACCGCCGCGAATCAGGATGCTCGCCAGCGCCTGATCCGCCTCATCCATGTCGCCAGACGCGAGCTGGCAATGGATGAGGACACCTACCGCGCGCTCCTGGTGCAGTGCACCGGGCAGGACACCAGCGCCCGGCTGAGCGTGGCCGAACTTGACACCGTCCTCGCCCACATGAAACGCCGGGGCTTCAAAGTCCGCCATACCACCCGCACGTCCAAGCGCGCACTGGCGCAAAGTCCCCAAGACAAGAAAATCCGCGCCCTGTGGCTGGCCCTGCACCAACAAGGCGCAGTCCGCGACCCGTCCGAAGCCGCCCTGGCCGCCTACGTCAAACGCATCGCCCACGTCGATGCCTTGCAATGGCTCAACATCGAACAGGCCAGCCAAATTATTGAAACCCTCAAGCGATGGGAAAAGCGCATCAAGCGCGCCGCAGCGCGACACCAGGAGTCCCCAGCATGAACCCGCACCCCACCTTTGATCGAAAATCCCCGGAATTCCTCTTCGACCTCGCCGAGCACATCGCCGCCCTGTTTGAACGCTGCGGCGGCCTGTCCGGCGAGAAAGCAACCGATCTTGCCTGGGACACCGCCGAATACATGGCCGCCCACTGGGGTGGGCTGAACATCTACTTCCCCAAGGGTACACACATCTACAAAAGCCGCCGCGCCCGCCAAATCTGGGAACAGTTCAACGGTCGCAACCACGACGATCTCGCCCGCAAACACGATGTCTCCGTGCAATGGGTCTACACCCTGATCCGCAAAATGCAGGCCGAAGAAACCAGGTTGCGCCAGCAGAGCCTGTTTGCCGATACACCGCCACCGCAACCACCCCGGAAAGCGCGTGAATGAGCTGGCTCTTTTCGCAGGCGCTGGTGGCGGCCTACTCGCAGGCCACCTCAACGGCTGGCGCTGCGTGTGCGCCGTTGAACGTGACGCCTTCTGCGCACAGCTTCTGGCGGCAAGGCAGAACGATGGCTCCCTCCCGCCTTTCCCGATTTGGTCTGACGTGTGCAGTTTTGACGGCAGACCGTGGCGAGGCCTTGTTGACGTGGTATCGGGCGGATTTCCTTGCCAGGACATCAGCGCGGCGGGTACAGGCGCAGGCATTGTCGGCGCACGCAGCGGCCTATGGCGCGAAATGGCCAGAATCATCGGCGAAGTATTGCCCCGTTACGTCTTCGTGGAGAACACACCACTGCTTGTTCGACGCGGCGCTGCCCGCGTCATCGGTGATCTTGCCCAGATGGGGTATGACGCGCAATGGTGTTGTTTATCGGCATCCGACCTTGGAGCGCCCCATCAACGCGACCGCTTCTGGCTTGTGGCTCAGCCCCCCCCCGTGCCTGTCACAGCAAACAACAGCAATGGTTCCCGACCCCGACCGCCAGCCAGCACAAGGGATGGAGCAAGGGCCACAATCGCGCGGACTCAAACGACCGACTGGACTACACTGTCGAACGGCAGGCGCGCGAGCAGGGATGCCGTGGCCGCCTGAACCCGCAGTGGGTCGAGTGGCTGCTGGGCTGGCCCATCGGGTGGACCGACTTGTCGCCCTTGGCAACGGACAGGTTCCAAGAGTGGCAGCAACAGCATTCCAATCGCTTTGTCAGCCCGTTTGAATTTGTAAAAGCCTTGCAAAATCCATCCAGATATTTCCCATAAACGATCACTAAATCCCGAATTTATATCAAATTCTCGGATGGATTTATCTCACACTGGATCAACCTTCACCAACTGTCCCAGAAGCAATATTGGTTACTACGTGCATGCCAACGGCAAATGGGTGGACAGTGCACAGGGCATTGTCGGCCTGTCCAACTCCACCCCGAATGCCAATCCTGCCATCGGCAACCCGCGCGGGTTCGGTGTGCAGTTGCTGCACAACAACAGCA